AACATGCTATAGGAGTAAGAGCAACCTCTACAAATATGGCATATGGTGGCTACATGGCAGAAGTTGTTTTAATTGATGGCACAGCACTAGACCCAACATCATTTGGAGAATTTGATAGTGATAGTGGGATATGGAAACCAAAAGATGTATCTGGTTTAACCTTTGGCACAAATGGATTCTATTTAGACTTTGAAAGCTCTGGTAGTCTAGGTGCAGATGTATCAGGAAATGGAAATAACTTTACTGTAAATAACCTTACAGCAATAGATCAAACTACTGATACTTGTACTAATAATTTTGCAACATTAAGTCCCTTAATAGCAACAGCATATGGTTCAGAATTATCTAATGGTAATTTAGATTGTGTGCAATCTGATGTTAGAGGAAGATTTCATAATGTTACTACCATAGGTGCAAGTAGTGGAAAATATTATGCAGAAATTAAATTAACAGGTGGAAGTAATCATGTTCTTGGTGTTGCAACAGATGCTTCATTTACATATGCATCAACTTTATTAACAAGTGGATTTAATTATTTAGGTCAAAGTGGAACATTGTCTTATTCATATTATGTTGCTGACGGAACTGTATATGTTAATGGAACAAACTCATCACATGGTGCAACTTTAACAACAAATGATATTTTAGGAATTTATTTAGATTTAGATAATCATAAATTATATTTTTCAAAAAATGGTGCATTACAAAGCAGTACAGGAATAGATATTCCAACAGGATATGATTATTTTTTTGGTGTTGGTGATCTTGGAACAGGAGATTCTGGAGAAGTTTCTTGTAACTTTGGTAATCCAGTTTTTTCAATATCATCAAGCAATACAGATGATAATGGTTATGGTAATTTTGAATACTCTCCTAATATAACAGGAGATGGTTCAGCAAAATCATTTTATGCACTTAACACAAAAAACCTAGCGGAGTATGGATAATGGCTTATACAACAATAGATGACCCAGAACTTTATTTTCAGACAAAACTTTATACAGGAAATGGTGGTACACTAGCTGTTACAGGTGTAGGTTTTCAACCAGATTGGGTGTGGATTAAAAATAGACCAGATGCAAGAGATCATCAAATATATGATTCAATTAGAGGTGTAACTAAAGTTATTGGCTCAGATAGAAATTCAGCAGAAGCAACAGTAGCAAATGGATTAACAGCTTTTGGTTCAGATGGTTTTACTGTAGGTAGTGATGCTAATGTAAATGATAATGGCGATAGTCATGTAGCATGGAATTGGGAAGCTGGTGGCTCTGCATCATCAAATTCTGATGGAAGTATAACCTCAACTGTTAGTGCTAATACTACAAGTGGATTTAGTATCGTTAAATACACAGGAACTGAAACTGCTGGAGCAACTGTTGGTCATGGATTAGGTGTAGCACCAGATGTTATAATTGTAAAAAATTATGCAGTGACTAAAGAATGGAATGTTTATCACTCTGCAAATACTTCTACACCTCAAAATGATTATTTGATTTTAAATGAAACTAATGCAACAAATAGTAATTCAGGTAGATGGAATAATACTGCACCAACTTCAAGTGTTTTTACTTTAGGTGAGGGTTCAGAAACTAATGGAAATGGTAATACACATATAGCTTACTGTTTTAACGAAGTTAAAGGCTACTCAAAATTTGGAAGCTACACAGGAAATAACTCAACTAATGGTGCTTTTATTTATACAGGATTTAAACCAGCTTTTTTTATGCTTAAAAAAACTAATGGAGCTGAAGATTGGGTTATTTATGACAATAAAAGAGATCCAATTAACAAAGCAGAAAGAATTTTAAGACCAAATGCTAATACCGCAGAAACTGCAAGTTTTTTTGCAGACATACTTTCAAATGGTTTTAAATTAAGAATAGCTAGTGAAGCAAAAGTTAATGGTTCTGGAGATACATACATCTACATGGCATTTGCAGAATCCCCATTAGTTACATCAACAGGAATCCCAACAACAGCGAGGTAATTATGTTACAAAAAGTAAAATTTGCACCAGGATTTAATAAACAAGTAACCTCAACAGGTGGTGAGAGCCAATGGGTTAGTGGTGACAATGTTCGTTTTAGATATGGTTCACCTGAAAAAATAGGCGGTTGGTCTCAACTAGGATCTGTTGATATTACAGGTCGAAACACTGCTATTCATCATTTTGTAAATACATCAGGTATTAAGTATGCAGCATTAGGCACAAACAGAATTTTATATGCTTATTCTGGTGGTATATTTTATGATATACATCCAATCAAATCTACAACAACTTTAACATCAGCTTTTTCTACAACTAATGGTTCTTCAACTGTTACACTAACTTTTTCTTCAGCACACAATATTAATAAATTTGATATTGTATTATTAGATAATTTTTCATCTATTACTAATTCTAATTTTAACTCTAGTAATTTTGACGACAATAAATTTATGGTAACGTCAATACCAACAGATACGACACTTACAATTGATACTGGATCTAATGAGACAGGATCAGGAGCATCTACATCAGGTGGTATTCGTGTCAGACACTACTATCCTGTAGGACCAGCAGTTGAGGTTGCATCGACAGGTTTTGGTCTTGGATCATGGGGCGGGCAACAAGCAGGTCAGTTTACATCAACACTATCATCAGGAATTAATGCAAGTGTAACATCATTGACAATGGCAAGTTCAACTTCATTTCCATCTTCAGGAACGGTTATTATAGGAACAGAATTAATTACATATACATCAAATAGTGGTGGAACTTTATCTGGACTAACAAGAGGTGCTAATGGTACAACAGCAGCAACACATAGTTCTGGTGCAACAGTAACTGATGCATCAAACTTTTTTGCATGGAACGCAGCAGCATCAGGAGATATTGTTACAGCACCAGGTTTATGGTCTTTAGATAATTTAGGTAATAAGTTAATTGCAACAATTAATGGAGGTGAAACATTTGAATGGAATTCAAATCCAACAGATGCAACTGATACAAGAGCAACTATTATAACTGGTGCACCAACAGCTTCTGCATTTAGTCTAGTATCAACACCGGATCGTCACTTGATATTTTTTGGAACAGAAACAACAATTGGAACAAAATCTACACAAGATGAAATGTTTGTAAGATTCTCGTCTCAAGAAGATATAAATACTTATACACCATCAGCTACTAATACTGCAGGTACACAAAGACTTGCAGATGGATCAAAAATTATGGGAGCAATACGTGGTCGTGATGCAATTTATATTTGGACTGATACTGCATTATTTATTATGCGTTTTGTTGGTCCACCATTTACATTCTCATTTCAACAAGTTGGTACTAACTGTGGATTGATTGGACAAAACGCAGCTGTTGAAGTTGATGGTGCTGCTTATTGGATGTCAGAAAACGGTTTCTTTAGATACACTGGTAAACTAGAATCATTACCGTGTTTAGTTGAAGATTTTGTTTTTGACGATATTAATACGACTCCTAAACAACACATCAATGCAGGATTAAATAATTTGTTTGGTGAAATTATGTGGTTCTATCCAAGTTCAAGTTCAGGAACTGTAAATAGAATGGTTGCATACAATTATCTTGACTCAAGTCCCGAGCGACCAGTGTGGACTAGTGGTACATTAGCTAGATCCGCATGGCAAGACTCAGCCGTATTTGGTAAACCTCATGCAACAGAATATGATTCAAGTGGCACAACTTCAACAACAGATGTTAATTATGTTTATGGTAATAGTGATGGCACATCAACTTACTACGAACATGAAACAGGATTAAATCAAGTTAAAGAAGGTCAGACAACTGCAATTACTGCATCAATTGAATCTGGAGATTTTGATATTGGACAACAAGGACTTGATGGTGATGGTGAGTTTATGATGAAAATAAGAAGAGTCATACCAGATTTTTTAGCACAAACAGGAGATGCAAGAATAACATTAAATCTAAGAGATTTTCCAAATGATGCACAGGCAAGTTCTTCTTTAGGTCCATTTACAGTAACATCAGGCACACAAAAAATAGACACACGAGCACGTGCTAGATCAATATCATTAAAAATAGATAACACAAGCACAGGTCAGTTTTGGAAAGTAGGTACTTTTAGAATAGACTATCAACCAGATGGAAGAAGATAATGGCAGGAATATTAGATATAATTAAACCACAAATAAATTATACAAAATCAGGAAAACAAGATATTCCTAACACACCTTTACAAATTGATTCAGAAATAATAGATGTAATTTTAAAATTAGATATACCTTTTAATGATAAAATAACTCTTATAGGAGATTATGAACGTCGTAAAGGTAGAGATCAAATATTTTTAGATGATCAAGAATTATTTGTAGGAGAAGGTGGAGAAAGAATTCGTAACCTTGGATTAGGATATAATCTAGGTGGAGAAGGTTTAAGTGGCTACGGTAAGTACAATGTAGACACGGGAGAAACAGAAGGTGGTATTCAGTTTTTAAAAAAATTTTATATAGGAGGATTAGTATAATGGCAAGAATTGTACAATCATTAACACAACCCGATAGAGAATATGATCAACAAACTCAACAGTCTTTTGTAAGAGATGTAGATAGTATAGTGCAAAAATTAAATACTACCTATCAACAAGATTTAAAAGACGAAGCAGAAGCGGAGGCATATTTCTTTGGCTAATTCATTTGTAAATAAAAAAGTAGACTTAACTTCTACATCAGCTACAACATTGTATACTGTGCCTACAGCAACCACTGCTATCATAAAGTCTATATTAGTATCAGAAGACTCTGGTAATGCAGATACTATAACGGTTACTATTACTGATACATCAGATGCTGTATTTAGTGTGTTTAAGACTAAGTCGATATCAGCAAATGGCACAACAGAATTACTTACAGCACCTTTAGTATTACAGGAAAGTGAAGTATTAAAAGTGACTGCAGCTACGGCTAATCGACTACATGTAATATTATCAGCGCTTGAATCTAAGCCTAGAGAAGTTACAACATAGTCTTGATTTACTTGTTAAAAACAAGTATTAGTATAAATTCAGGTGAAATACCTGCCTTTTTAATATAAACAAAATTTAACATATATGATTACAAGAGCTCAAATGCGAAGACAAATGCGTGCAAAAGGTGGCATTATGAATGTGGCACCTAGAGAAAAGTTTGGTCTTGGTAGTAAACTAAAAGATAGATTTAGAAAATTAATACCTAATGAACTTGCAGACATTGCAGTTAAAGCTGCACCGTTTGTTGCACCATTTAATCCTGCTATTGCAGGCATCATGAGAGGTGTAGGTAGATTTGATCAAAAAGGTAGTATCAGTGATGCACTTAAACAAGGTCTTGGAACTTTTGCAGCAGGAGCAGGTGCAAGATATTTAGGTGGACAAAGAGGAATGTCAAATATTACAGGTGGTGGATTAAGAGGTGGTTTTACTAATCCATTAAGTGCAGAAAATGTACAAAAAGGAAAAGCTTTGTTTCAAAAAGATAAAGTAAATCCTTTTGAAGAAACTGCAAACGCAGGTAAAAAACTTCCTGGCACAACAGAAACAAAAGGTTTAGATGTTGTAAGAGAAACATCAGATAAAGTATTTAGTAAAATACCTGGAGGAGATAAATTACCATCAATGGTAAAACAAAAACTATTAGTAGGCGGTATTACATCAGGTGCTTCTGCATTATATAGTTATTTTGCAGGTGAATTTGAACCACAACAACCTGGTGAAAGTATGGAAGAGTACATGGCTAGAAGAAACACACGTGTTAAACAACAAATGAGAGGTTACATGGATAGTTATTACACACCATTACGTAATCCACAATATGCAGCCATGAGTGATGAAGAAAAAGATAAATATATAGATAGTATAGTTGGTCAGGGTATGGCAACAGGTGGTAGAGTTGGTTTAGCTAATGGAGATTTAGTTGATCCTAGAATGAGAAATTCTTTACAAGAAAACATAAGAAGAAACAATGCAGCAAGAGCTGTAAATCAAATGAGTAGAAGTTTTGATTTTAGTAATTTATCTAAATACGGCATAAACCCTAAAAAATACGATTCTACACCAGGACCTATGAGAGGTATACCTGCTGTAAAAGGTATGAGGGATAGAATTATACAAGACATAATGAACACTCAACAACCCTATTCTTTAACATCTCAAAAACCACCTAAACCAAAAGATTCATTAACAGGAATGCCTGAATCAATGATGTTACCTAATATGGCAGATGGTTCAATGAAAAGTATTGCTGAAATGGACGCTATTAGAGATAGAGTTTTAGCAGCGCAACAAGCACAAGAAGAACAATATTATTTAACTGATCCTATAAGTGGCAAACAATATAAAAGTGAACAAGAAGCAATTGATGATTTAGGTATTGTTGTGTATAATCAAAGATTTGCATCAGGCGGCAGGGTTGGTTTGATGGGTGGCACTATGCCTATGGGTAAGCCTAGAGTTAATCAAGGTGGTGTTACAGAATTAGATTACAGAGCTAAAGGTGGATTTGTACCAGTTGGTATAAAAGAAAAAGCAGATGACGTTCCAGCAATGTTATCAAAAAATGAGTTTGTATTTACAGCAGATGCTGTAAGAGGAGCAGGCAATGGAAGCATTGAAAAAGGAGCACAAAAGATGTATGATACAATGAAAAATTTAGAGAGAAGGGTTACTTAATGGCAATCAACACAGATAAATTAAAAGATGATGCAGCAGGCATTTTAAACCTATTAGGTAAAATTACTCCAGGCGGCATGGCAAAATCACTTGCTGAAAAATTACAAGGCAATCAAGCTGAAATTATGAAAGTTATAAAAAAACTTTTAGAAAAAACTCCTCCAGGCCAAGCAGCTAAAATTGTAAATTTTATTGTAGACAGATACAAGATACCTGAATCAGTTGCAGCAAGAATGGTAGCAAATGAAATGACTGATCTTAACGAAGGTTTTGGTCCACAAGGTCCAGATGGTACTCCTGATGATGGGTACAGAAAAAACATTGGAATAGACTCAGGAGCTGAAGATTATTATGACGTTCCAGATAAAAAAATAACTACAGATTCTAAAAGATTTCCTGACATGAGTGATCCAGATACTAGAAAAAAAATAGAAAATTTAGAAAGTAAACCTATTCCACTACCTGGACCCATAGATACGGGTGAAAGAAGATCTAGTGCCATTCCACTACCTGGACCTATAGGAGATGGAGATGGCAGAACTCTAGAAGAAAGATATCCTGGTGCGAGATACATGCAGGATGTTATGCCTATGTTTGAAAATGAATATCCTTATGACAAAGATATGATGATAGAAGGTCCGTATGATAGTTTAAGTATTCCAATGCCTATGTTGAAACAAGGCGGCAGAGTGGGTCTTGCAAATGGTACAATGATGGCTTCAGCGCCAGATGCAATGGATGAAAGAAACCAGGTCATGGAAGCAATAGCCATGAAACAATTTGGTAAACCTTTAAACGAATTAAGTGAAGATGAAATCATTCAAATAGAAATGATGATAGATGAAATGGTTAAAAGAAAAGACCAACCAAGAGAAATGGCACAAGCAGGAGGCAGAGTAGGTTTTCAAACAGGTGGAACTTATGAAGAAGTAAGAAGTTTACCACCAGAATTTGTAGAAGCAGCACAAAGAACATATTTAACAGATCTTGCAACACAAGCAGGTTTACCTTCAGTTACAACTGCAAACATGAAACAACCTGGTGAAACAGATGCACAGTTTGCACAAAGACAAGCACAGGCACAACAATTCGGTATTACAAAAGCAGGTATGGCTGATCTTGCACCGCAAGTTGCAGCACAAGATGCAGCACAAACTCAAGCTTATAACTTAGGTCAAACAGGGCTAGGTTCTTTTCAACCTTTCTTAACAAAAGCAGGAACAGCTGCAGACGCAAGCACAGCATTAACTGGAACTGGCGCAGGTACAGGTACAGGATCAATTCAATCTTACATGTCACCTTATCAACAACAAGTTATCGATACAACGATGCAAGATTTTGATAAACAAGCACAGATCAGAGCCAATCAAACCGCAGCAGCTACACTTGGTGTACCAGGTGCTTTTGGCGGTGGACGTGAAGGTGTACAAAGAGCCGAGTATCAAGCGGCAAGCGACCAGAACAGAGCACAGACATTAGCAAACTTAAGACAATCAGGTTTTCAAAATGCAGCAGCAAGAAGACAACAAGATTTAGCAAACCAAATGGGTATTGCAAACCTACAAGGTGGACTAGGTGCAAGAGCACAAGACTTTAGCAGAGCACAGATATCTGGTTTAGGCACACTAGGTGCAGCGCAACAAGCACAAAACCAAGCTGTACTTGATGCACAAAGACAAGCAGCACAGATGGCAATCGATGAACCAAGACAAGCACTATCTAGATTTGGTCAAGGTATTGCAGGTATTACACCAGGTGCAGGAACAATAAGATTATCTGATGCTCCAGCAGCAGCGCAATCAAGTCCCTTGATGCAAGCTCTAGGTATTGGTTTGGCAGGAGCGGACATATACGGGAGAATATTCTAGTGTCTAGAGCTTTAAAGAGACCTATGTTTAGAAGAGGTGGCCAGGTTAATGATGGTATCATGACTGGTATTGTAGATAGAGAACAGAAAAAAGTTGGTGACATAGCAGGTAGAGCAAGAGAACTGACACCTGAACTTGCTTCATTGTTAGAAGAATTTACACCGCAAACAAGATTACCCATAGGTCAGTTTGGTTTAAACTTAGCATCAGGTAAATTTGCAGGCGATGGTGCACTACAGAATATAGTTGGTTCTGCAAAAGGTCCTTATGAACAATTTGTAAAAGCTGATGATGCAAGAGAAAGAGCAATTAAAAGTGGCGCTGTTAAACTAGGTATTAGTCAAGCTATGACAGAAGCAAAACCTGATAAAACTAGTGTATTGGCAGCAGAAAAAAAAGCTAGATTTTTATTACCACCTAACGCTACCGCAGAACAAATAAGAGCAAAAACTGCTGAGATTATTCAATCAGAAATGAGAGGAAAAACTTATGGAGCAGAAGCTAATTTAGAAAGAGCAGTAACTAGTTATAGAAGTATATATGGCGAAGGTAGTAAAGCATTTAATCATGCTGCATTTGATATTAAAGTTGCACCAGCGTTAAGAGCGGCAGGAAAAAACCCAAGATCAAACATTAAATTTAAAGACGGTAAATATAAAACAAAAGGTAAAACACCTGGAGTTTATATTGATGTAGAAAATGGTAAAGTAATTGAATTTGATGGCAACGTAGCAGTAGAATTACCAGAATATTCGGCATTACTTAGATAGGAGGACAAATGGCTGAGATTATAGATCCAGAAGGCTTTACCTCCCTACGAGACGAAGAAATCAATAGTGAAAGAAGTGCAATTACCTCTGCTTTAGCAGGAGTTGCATCTGGTGTTATAAAAGTACCTGAAGGTGTTATATCTCTTGGTGCAGAATTAATTGATTTAGGTTTTGATACAGATCTTGCAGCAGATGTTGAACAAATGTTTGATAAAATAAATATATTTGAAGACATTGCAGATGATACAGCAATAGGTAGACTTACAGAAGGTTTAGTTCAAATAGGTGTACCAGGTGGTATAGGTTTTAAACTAGCTAGTAAAGCAATTAAAGCTAAAAAAGCTGGTAACTACATGAACATAAAAGGTACTAACCTACAGAAAGCTGCAAAGAAAGCAGATGATTTTAATAAAACTATTGGTAAAAAAAGATTTGCAGCAGGGGTTGCAGGTGGGGCAGCAGGTGAAGCATTTGTTGCTGATGTAGAAGAACTTGGAACTTTTGGTGATGTGTTTGAAGCTGGGCCAACAGACTTAGAAGAAGTAACCGATGAAGGTGGTAGAGAAGATGCATTTAAAAAATTAATGAACAGAACAAAGTTTGGTGCAGAGTCTTTATTAATAACACCGATTGTATATGGTGTAGGTAAAGGTATTAAAGCTGCAGCTTTACGTGGTAAAAACATAGAGTTTAGTAATTCTAAATTAGATAAATTTTTTAATAAAACATTTTCTGCATTAAGAGCTAGAGGTGCAAAACCACAATCAATCTTTGAAGCTAAGATGGCAGAAAAAGGTGCTACTATGGCTGATACCAACAGAGCTATGGAGTTAGTTAAGACAATAGATTCTGAAGTAGACAGCATGTTTCCAATGGTAAAATCTGTATTAGACAAATCATCAGACAAAAGAAAAGCTGACATATACAAAGAACTAAATGATATTTTATTTGAAGGTGAATTAAGTAAAGCTATTCCAAGCAGTGCAGCAGCTAGAACACACAAGTTTTTAAAAGACAATGGTGCAACAGACGAATCTATAGAAAATATATTTGAAGCAATAGGTGGTGCAAGAGAAAAATTTGTAGATTTAATTAACGCATCATCAAACGCACCTAAAGATGTACAAACTTTAAAAACATTAATGGGTAAAAGAGTAAAAGATTATCTTGGTAGCACTTATAGAATATTTGAAGATAAATCTGTGTTGCCTTTTTTAGCTTACACACCAACAGAAGAAGCAATCAAAGGCACAAAAGAATATTTTAAAAGATATGCAAAAGAAAATGGTAAAAACCTAACAGATTTTCAAGCACAAAGTATGGTTGACGCTGTAATTAAATCTGCAAAAAATCAAAAAGCACCTCCAGGTTTACCTATAAAATTTACACAAGGAACTTTAGCAGAAGAGGGACCACAGATAGATAAGTTTTTTAAAAGAGTAGTAACAGATGATATTAAACCAGAACGTTTGTTAGCTGAAACACCTGGTAAAGATAGAGCAGTTATAAAAAAATTGTTTGGTGAAATAGAAGATCCTAGATTTTCTATCTACAATAGTATGACAAAGTTATCTAACATTGCTAGAAAAAATGAGTTGTTTGAAAATATTGCAAAACAAGATGATGCAATTAAAAAAGCAGCTACTGCAACTACACCGGGCGGATCAAGAGGTTTCTTTTTTGATGATGCATTAGAAGCGGCAGAAGCATTACCTAATCAAGAAATAGTAGAATTAGATAGATACATGACACCATATTTTAAGGATGAGTTTACTATTAATCCATTAGCAGGTAAGTTTACCACTAAAGCTATTGCTGAAGGATTAGGAGATAGCACTAAAACTTTAAAATTTTTATTTGAACCCAGAGAAGGTGCAACTGGTATTGAAAAAGGATTAACATGGGGATATAGAAATTTAGTATTGTTTCCAAAAGCAGCATCACAAGTTGCAAAAACAATCTTATCACCGCAAACACACTTTAGAAATTTATTTTCTGCTACCGCTTTTTCTGCTGGTAATGGTATTTTATTTGAAAACCCTGCATTAGTTGGTAGAGCATTTAGAGATGCATTTGGTAAATTACAAGTAGGAAAAAGATCAGCAGAAGCAAATGAAGCATACAGAGAATTACTAGAACTTGGAGTGGTAAACTCACAAGTACAATTAGGAGATATAAAAAATCTTTTAACAGATACTCGTATGGGTGAAAATTTAAATATTGGAAAACCATTAGAATCTATGATGAAAAAACTTACATCAGGAACTGGTAGAAAATTAAAATCAGGTATGAAATTTGCAGAAGATTTATATACAGCAGAAGATGATTTATTTAAGATAGCAAACTATGCTGTTGAAATGCAAAGGCTTAGAGGTGCATATACTAAAGCAGGTATAAAATTTACTGAAAGACAATTAAAAGAAGAAGCAGCTGACATTGTAAGAAACACTGTACCAAACTATGCATATGTATCAGATACTGTAAGAGCTTTAAGACGTTTACCACTTGGAACTTTTATGTCGTTTCCATCTGAAATGTTAAGAACAACAACTAACATTGCAAAAAGATCTATTAAAGAAATTAAGGATCCTGCATTACGATCTATTGGTTTAAAAAGATTAGCAGGTATGACAACTGTATTAGGTATTGCACCTATTGGAATACAAAAAGGATTTCAAGGTTTATACAATGTAACTAATGAAGAGTTGCGTGCATTAAAACAATTTCTACCTGAGTGGTCTAAAAATTCTACTATTCTACCAATTAGAGATGAAGAAACAGGTGATTTAAAATATGTAGATTTTAGTCATGGTAATGCATACGACACAGTAACAAGACCTTTTCAAACTTTACTTAATAATATTCAACAAGGAATAGAAGACGAAGATGTATTAATGAAAGGTGTTATGAAAGGTATGGCAGAAGCAGCTGGTGAACTTGCATCACCATTTATATCAGAAGCAATTTACACTGAAGCAGCATTAGATTTAATTGCAAGAGAAGGTAAAACTAGAGAAGGTAGACAAATTTATACTCAAGCGCAAATGGAAAATGAACCGGGAACTGCAATCAAAAACATGATTGAACATTTAGCAAAATCAATGTTACCTTTTTCTTACCCACAACTTACAAGATTATATCAAGCAGCAGCTGATAAACCATCAGATCGTGGAGAGTTTTTTGAATTACCGGATGAGTTGACAGGATTTTTAGGGTATAGACAAGTTAAGATAGATCCTGTTAGATCTATGGGTTTTAAAATTTCTGATTATCAAAGAGGTAACAGGGAAGCAAGAGCATTATTTACTGGAGGATCTGAGTCACTATTAAAAGGTGGACCTAAAACAGGAAGAGATGTTATTGAAAGATTTATTGTGGCTAACAGAGCTAAATTTAATAATGATAAACAAATGCGTGCAAACATTCAAGCTGCAGATATTTTGGGTACAGACATGGACGCTATTAGAACTGAGTTTAGAGAAAGACAACTAATTAATTTATATAATAGATTGGATAATGATATATACACACCATTTTTTCCATCAGAAAATATACAAAGAGAATTTAGACAAATTGAAGACCGTATTGGTGTAGATAATCCATTTGAAGAGGTAAGAGATGTGTTAATTGAAATACAAGATGAGTTAAGAGATTTATCTTTTGATGATGAATTTGATATTAATATAGAAGAATACCTACCATCTTACGATAATATGACACAATCTACATTGCCTACAACACCAACTGTGGATCCAACAATGATACAGCCAGTGCAACAGGCATCGTTAACACAGACAGGGTTAACACCTTCAGAACAGGCATTGCTAAGTCCTGAAGAACAGGCTATAAGGTTAAGACAAAGGGGAATGGCGTAATGTCTAGTGAAGATTTTAAATCATTAATAGTAACCGATCCAGATTTAGTTGATGAAGGTATTGATGTATCTAATTTAAGAACAACTACAGATACTAGTCCCTTCCTACTAGGTAATATTCCAGACTATTCTGGTATACAGTATGACTATCTAGGTCCTACTAAATATTCAGATCTCATGAGGCTTTATATGCAAGGTTTACCAATGTTTGATACACCTCAAGCTGCAACACCACCATCAGGCGGAGGATCAGGCGACGCGGGTCAAGCGACTTTACCAGTTTTTGATGACCCAACTCCAGAACCTATTGCAGGCTTTGATCCAGGTGTAACTCCAGGGCCTTCTGGATTTATAGGTTTAGATCCAGACATGGATATAGACATTAAAGACTATGATGATGCTCAAACTTATGAACCACCAACACCACCTTCATCTGATCCTTTTTTAGCATCAGGAGCAGCAGGTGGAGCTAGACTTCCTACTGATACGGGTATAATGGTGGAAGATTTAACACAACCTAGTAATGTTGGAGACTTTCAAATTACAGGAGCATCGCCACTAACAAATCAAACAGGAATTATTGATAATGCGGTTGATCCACAAGCAGTTAAAACAATTTTAGGTCCAGATGGCATTACTTATAATGCTGTAACAGGCCAACCTATATATGAAGATCTTGATGCACAAGCAGCAGCAACTGATGTAGTAACACAAGAAGATATAGCAGATAACACAAGTTTATTACAAAAATTAGGTCTTCCTGCAGACTTTGATATTAAAAGAGCAGCTATAGAAGCTGGTATAAATTTAGCAGTTGGAGTTCCAATAACTTTAATTGGAAAAGCATTAGGAGCAATATTACCAGACAGAGATCCAAGACAAACTGCATTAGATGAAATGTACGATGTTAAAGATGGCACAATACAAAGTGGTTTGATGAAAGGATACAATCCTGTATCTGGTAATCCTTTAGATCCAAATTACGGATTACAAGATGCTTATCAAAAAAGAATTGATACAATAAACAAAACTTTAGGTGGAATGACTTTAGAACAATATCAAAACACAGACTTAGTTCAAAGAAAAAAAGATTTAGAAGAAGCAATGGCAAAAGAAAAAACTATGCTAGATCAATTACAGTATGGAGATCCAGAAAAAATAGCTGCTGGCATACAAACAGCTGATGATGATTCAGGCAGCGAGATGCTAGACACAACTCCAAAAGATGATATATTTGGATTTAAAGATCTTGATGATCAAGTAGTATATTCAGATTATCAAGACATAGGTGAAACTTCAGATAGTTATAATTATCCAGATAGAAAACAACTAGTAGACTCAGGAACTATAACACCATTAGAAGATGATTTTGAATTTGATGATATGAATTACGAACCACCAGCACCACCTAGCCCACCAACAGGCACAGACAGACCAGGTGGAGATGACAGAGACGATAGCCCTGCACCAAGTGCACCTTCTGCACCTACAGGCACCAACAGACCTGGTGGAGATAGCAGAGATGATAGTCCTTCATCTAGCCCAGCTACAGGTGGTGGAGCTAACATGGGAACTGTATCAACAAAAGGACCACCAAGTCAAAGTAGTGTATCAACACCTACAGGAATATCTTCTGCTTACTCAAGTTATCAAAATGCTCCAACATCCGTTGGTGGCGGAGGAGGCGGCGGCGGTGGCGGAGGCGGTGGCGGCAAGATCGTCTGCACTATGATGAACGACTCTTACGGTTTTGGATCTTTTAGAAATAAAATTTGGTTAAAACATTCAAAAGGTTTGGCACCTGAATATCAAAAAGGATATCATAAAATATTCTTACCACTTGTAAAACTATCTAAAACAAATAAAATAGTTAAAAAAATATTAGAACATATTGCAGTGCATAGAACTATAGACATTAGACAGGAGTCAAGAGGCAAGGTGCATTTATTAGGTAGAGTATATAGAAAAATATTAGAACCTATTTGTTACATAGTAGGTAAGTATGCCAAATAAAGAAAGCGCATTACAGAAAATAGAATCACATGAAAAACTGTGTCGTATCATGCAGAAACAAACCTACGATAGAATGAACCAACTACAAAACCATATAACTAGAATTGAAAGAATACTTTTAGTTTCTATGGGTGCTATTATGACAGGTATGGGTGGTGTGATTGTAGTCTTATTACAAAAATTGTAGCGCTCACACGTAAGTCCTATTTTTTCCTATATCCAAGCTTTTAATTCTTCTCCCATAACTTGACTTGCAATATTAACTTTCTTACGTAAAGCTTTTACAATTCTTTCATCAACTGTATCTTCACACATAATATCTATATATGTCATAGGTTTAGTTTGGCCAATACGATCAATACGTGCTTCTGACTGTTGTCTTTTCTCAAGATCATAACCATTAGAATAGTATATCATATTAGAAGCTGCAGTAAGTGTAATACCATATCCACCAGTTTGAGGTGTACCTACAAAAAACCTACATTTTTCATCATCTTGAAAACGTTTTATGTTTTGTTGTCTTTCATCTTGTGGTGTCAAACCATAGTAATCTACATAACAGCCAGGACCAAACTCATCTACAAGTGCATCTATAATATGTTTTACATCACTTTGCCAATGAGCCCAAATAACCGCTTTACCTTCTATTTCACATAGCACATCGACTAACTCATTTAGTCTATTGCTTTTTAGTTGTTGAACAGTGCCATCATCTGCTTTGAAATGGCCACAAGTTATTTGTTGCAATCTCATCAACTGTGTCAATGCATTTGCAGTGGTAATCATCTTGCCATTTAATATTGCAAGTGCTTCTTTTTTCATCTGTGTGTATACTTTATTTTGATCCGGTGTAAGTTGTACAATACGTTTCATAAAAGTTTTTTTTGGTAGATCTAAACAATCATCTTTTAATACACGATAAGAAAACGGTTTTAGTTTTTCTGATAATTCAGCAAGGTTACGATAACCAACTACAATCTGTACCGATCGTCCACCAAAATTTGCTGTCTTCATAATAGCGTATCTAGTTCTAAACGAGTAATAAGAATTATGATCCAAGAGCCAGGGGTCAAGGAACTCGCATTGTTTGTATAAGTCTAATGGTGATTTAGTTACCGGTGATCCTGTAAGTATTCTTTTATACTTTGCATTTACACCAAGTGACACAATATTTTTTGTACGTTTAGCTTCTGGATTTTTTATTGTAGTAGACTCATCTATTGCCATCATCGTGTTGTGTGAGTTTATAAATTTAGCTGCAAAATCAACACCTTTAGTTGTAGATAAAGCTTCAACATTCATACATAAAATATGTAGATCAGTTCCTGTTTTAAATAATGTATTTAGTGTTTCTTGTTGTTGTTTTGTAATATTTGCTTGCCACAATACGGACACTTTTTCTATATGATCTGGTAAGTGTGTAGGTATTTCAGAACTATACCAGTTTTTATATACACCTTTTGGTGCAATAATTAATACACCATTGATTTTACCTTTGTCATAAAGCATTGCAACATTGTCTATCAACACTTTAGATTTACCTGTACCCATTTCCATAAAATACGCAAAAGCTTTTTTCTCCCAAGACATTTCTAATGCTTTGAGTTGATGTGCGTATGGCTTAGTTTTAAATTTGTAATTCATAATTTATTTTCTTCTTTCTAGTTGACAAGATATCAAATATAAAATAGAAGTCAAGCCATGAAAGAAAATATAGTTTACGTGATACAGGAAATACCAGGTACAAAAACAGGTAACCCAAAAATAAATATTATCGGTGCAGGTAAATACGGTAAGTTTAAATTTTTACTTCCTGAATTATCACAAATTATTTTTTCTCCTGGTCCACTAATTTTTAAATTAAGAAATCTATTAAAAGATTTTACACCAGAAGATTATTTATTATTAACAGGTGATCCTGCAATTATTGGAGTTACATGTTCTATAGTTTCTGATATGACTAATGGTAAATACAATTTATTAAAGTGGGACAAACAAGAAAGACAATACTACCCAATAGAAATAAATTTATATGAAAGAGGAAATACAGATGAGTAACTTAGAAAAAATGTTTATTGAGGATGCACCTCAACAAGTAAATGAATTAAATAATGTTGAGTCATTATCTAGCCATGTTTTAGAATTACAAAAGCTAGAAGATGAAATTAAAATTGAAGAAGAAAGATTATCTAGAAAAAAACAACAAGCGGATAAACTTTCACAACAAGTGATACCAGAAATTATGGACTCTATGAAACTAAAAACTATGAAATTAAAAGATGGTTCTGCAATAGAGGTAAAAGAAATTTATAGCGCAACAATTCCTGTAGATAAAAAGGAAGGCGCATTTAACTGGCTTCGAAATAACGACTTGGGTGATTTGATTAAGAATGAAATCACTGTTTCCTTTGGTCGAAACGAAGATAACAAGGCGAGCGAATATGCAAACCTTGCCGAGAGCAATGGGTACCAACCGGTTCAAAAGCTTAAAGTGGAACCCATGACTCTCAAAGCACTATTCAGAGAGCGAGTCGAAAAAGATTTAGACTTACCTTCTGAACATTTTAATCTGTTTAAGGGAAACAAAACAAAAATAACAAGGAACAAATAATATGAATGAAGAAACAAGAGACGTAGCAAAACAAGAAAGCGGATCATTAGCAACTTTGGACTTCGTATCAGACTCAGGAATGGGTTTAGAGAACGTAGACAAACAAGATCTAGCTTTACCTTTTCTGAAACTGTTACAATCAGGATCAGATGAGACTAAAAAGAAACATGCAAAGTATGTAGAAGGCGCTGAAGCTGGTATGTTCTACAATACAGTTACAAAGAAACTGTATAATGGAGAAAAAGGAATAGAAGTTATTCCTGTATTCTACAAGATGACATATCCAGAGTGGGCACCTTTTGAAAAAAGAGAAGGTAGACCTATACATAATGACAGAGGACCTGGAATTATGTCGAAGGTAACTCAAAATGATAGAAACAAAGATATGTTAGATAATGGAAATGAAATTATCAAAACAGCAAATCACTTTGTAATTATTAATGGTGAGAGACCGGAGAAAGCTTTGATGACTATGAAGTCAACACAGCTTAAGGTAAGTAGACAATGGAATTCTTTAATGGAGAATGAATTTGAAAACGATCCTAACACAGGAAAATCTTTACAAGCACCTACATTTTCTAGAATTTATAAATTAAATTCTGTTGAAAACTCAGGTAGTTTTACTTGGCATGGTTACAATGTGTCTATGGTAAGAAAAGTAGACAATGCCGGCCTATATCAAATGGCTAGAGATTTTTATAACTCTTTGAAAAACAGTCAGCAAAAAGCTGCAGCTGTAACACAAGAGGAATCTAACTACTAATTCTACTCTTATGGAGCAGATAGGAGCGGCAAAGCGAGAGTGGAGCCGCTCCGACCCGGGATCTTTATGGTTGAAAAATTTATAGAATTATTTACTGGATACCAAGGCGACTTTGGTATTGCCGATATGTCTTCGGCACAATTAGACACTGACAAAAACAAACTCAAACCAAACTATGAGTGGGCTGGTAGACCAATTACACAAGGTGATTATAAAGATCACATTGAAGGTAAAATATCTATTGGTATACAACCATGTAGATTAGATAAAACAGTTCAGTTTGGTTGTATTGACATAGACTCAAAAGATTATTCAAGTTTTAAAGTTGAAAATTATCTAGCATTGTTTCAACAATTTAAATTACCACTAATACCATTGTTATCTAAGAGTGGAGGATTGCATTGTTATTTGTTTTTAAAAGAACCCATACCAGCTGTCGATCTAATCTCGGCATTGAAGTCTTTTCTTCTGCCACTTGGATTAGATCCTGACACAGAGGTTTTTCCAAAACAGAAAGAATTAAAGGAAGATGACAAAGGCGAAATAAAACCAGGTAACTTTATAAACTTACCTTACTACAATAATGGTAGCACAAAAAGATATGCAGTTGATAAAGATAATAACAAATTAGATTTAGAAAAATTTATAGAAGTTGCTAATCAAAGCAAGATTGGTAAACAAGAACTAGAAAAACTAGTAGATGAAACATACAGAAATATATTAATAGGTACAGATCCAGAGTTTGAAGATGGTCCACCATGTTTAGCATTGTGTTCAAAACGAAAACTAGATGATGGCAGAGATAGGTTTATGTATAACTACATGGTCTTTGCTAAAAAGAAATACAAAGACAAATGGCCAGATCAAGTTGCAAAAGCAAACTATAGTTATCTAGAAGACCCATGGGATAAAACAAAACTAGATTCTAAAATAACTGCATGGAAAAAAGATACTGCAGGTCATACTTGTTATGAAGATCCAATACAAAGTAAATGCATGCGTACACTTTGTTTCTCAAGACCGTTTGGTGTTAAGTCAGATAGTATTACAATGTTTCCTGACATCACAGATTTTGAAATTATAATGTATGCAGAACCAGAATATAGATTCAATGTTGTACTACCCGATGGAACTAAAGAAGGTGTTGTTGCAAACCACAGAAGATTAATTACAAAACAAACTGAGTTGTTAGATTTAATATGGGAACAGACAGGTATCTACCATGAACCATTAAAACCAAAAGATTTTAGAGCAAAACTAACAGAACTTAGAAAAGGTTCTACTAAGATATCACCTCCAGCAGGTACACAAATAGAAGATAGATTGAATGAAGAACTATATCAATATTGTGTCAATGGTCCACGTGCAAAAAACAGAATACAAATCAACAGTGGTTCTTGTTTGACAGAAGAAGGTTTTCATTTATTTAGATTTAATTCTTTTATAGATCACCTAGGATCTAGTTGGAAAATACCAGAGGAAAGAATAGCACAGAAACTAAAAGATAAATGTCAAGTTGAGTTTAATCATTCATTAAATGTAGATGGTAAAACAATTAAAGTATGTAGACTAAAACAATTACATATAGATAAGATAGAATATAAACCAGTTGAAAGAAAAGAGAGTAACTACTAATGAGATATAAGGTAGTAGGTCCACCAGGCACAGGTAAGACAAGAAGATTGTTAAATGAAGTACAGAAGTATGTGGACAAAGGCACACCGCTAAATCGTATAGGTTACTTTGCTTTTACTCGTAAAGCTGCGGGTGAAGCAAGAGATAGGTTTTTAAAAATAAAAACAGAACTTACCAAGAAAGATATAAAATACTTTCAAACGTTACACTCACTAGCATTTAATAGACTAGGTCTTAGAGAAGAAAACGTTATGCAAGATCTTAACTACAAAGCAATCGGTGATAGCTGTGGCATACAAATTAAATACGCGTCATATGAAACCAATAATTGGAATGGTATATTTTCATCTGACAGTGAGTATCTAGGGTTAATTAATTTAGCAAGAGTAAAACAAATATCTGTATTAGATCAGTTGGATTTAAACGAACACCTATCTAAAATTGAAAGAGACAAACTAGATGCAATAGAAAAAGAAATTAACAACTATAAAAAAGTACATGGTCTTATAGATTTTACAGACATGATACAAAAATTTTTAGATACAAAAGATGTACCAGAGTTTGATGTTATATTTGTAGATGAAGCACAAGATCTTTCCCTAATACAATGGTCTATGATAAATAAAATAGAACAAGATACAAAGTGTGATGTGTGGGTAGCAGGTGATGATGACCAAGCTATATTTGGTTGGGCCGGTGCAGATGTAGATTCTTTTATTGACTATGATGCAACAGAAATACCACTTACAAAATCAGAAAGAGTGCCGAGTAGTATACAGAAAATTGCATTAGATGTCATTGATAGAATACAAGATAATAGAATTGACAAAGAGTATTTTCCAAAGTCTGAATTTGGTGAAATTTACGAAAGATATAAACTATCAGATATAGATATGTCTACAAGTGATTGGTTAATACTTACAAGAACTAAATCATTATTAAAACCAATACCAACTTATTTAAAAAAGAAAGGTTTATTTTTTAATACAACACAAGGAAATAGTATTGGTAAAAGTTTGTATGAGGATATACAATACTGGTCTCAATTACAAAAAAAGATCACTCTTCCTGATATACAATTACAAAGAATTAAAGAAAGAATAAAAGGACCAATGAATCTATCATTAAAATGGTATGATGCATTTAACAATGTATCTGACAGTCAGATAACTTACATGAAGTTATTGTTACTTAACAATGAAGATCCAACTAAAGAAGCAAGAATAAAAGTATCAACGATACATGGTGCAAAAGGTGGTGAAGCGACTAACGTTGTTTTGTTTTTAAACCACACAGCAAATACACTTAAAGGAGCAAAAAAATCTATACAAAAACAAGATGAAGAATATCGTGTTTGGTATGTAGGTATCACAAGAACTATGAAAAATTTATACTTAATAAAATGTCCAAACAAATCTAAGGAGTTTAAAATATGAGCGACGATCCATACTTAAAACAAGTTTCAGGTACACATTATATGTACATGAAAATACAGCCAGCAGAATTTATAAACAAGAATAAATTGCTTTTTGCAGAGGGGAATGCTATAAAATACATATGCAGACACTCTCACAAAGGCGGAGTAGAAGACATAGATAAAGCTATACATTATTTAGAAATGATAAAGGAAAGAGACTACAATGCCGAGTAAATCTATAATTAAAAAAACTATTAAAGTTGAAGACAAGTATATGTTTGATTTAGAAATATATCCTAGATTAGTTTCATGGGAGATATATCCTAAAGATCACCACGCTGCTTTGTATGCTTTTAGTAATAAAGATAAACTAAATAAAATAATAGAAGAAGAACATATTTATGAACCTAAAAAATAATATGATATTTAAAGCACAGACAGAATGGGTTAAACCTACTGAGTTTCCGGATTTAAGATTTTGTGATGAGATTGCAATTGATTTAGAAACACATGATCCAGAATTAAAAACTATGGGCTCAGGTTCTGTAGTTGGTAAAGGTAAAGTTGTTGGCATTGCAATTGCAACAGATGGCTATGCAGGGTACTTTCCATTCGATCACGAGGGTGGTGGTAACCTAGAAAAAAGTAAAGTAATTCAATGGTTTACAGATATTTGTGCATCTAACTCTACTAAAATATTTCACAATGCAATGTATGATATCTCATGGATTAAAGCTATGGGTATAAAAGTTAATGGAAGAATTGTTGACACCATGATTGCAGCATCACTTGTTAATGAGAATAGATTTAGATTTGATCTTGGATCATTAGGTTGGGATTATTGTGGTCAAGGTAAGAGTGAGGCAGAACTAAACAATGCAGCAAAAGAATGGGGACTAGATCCTAAAGCTGACATGTGGAAGATGCCTGCAATGTATGTAGGTAACTATGCTGAACGTGATGCAGAGTTAACTTTAGCTTTGTGGAAAGTTATGCAGAAAGAAATTATAGATCAAGACTTACAATCTATTTTTGATTTGGAAACGGATCTTTTTCCTTGCCTGGTCGATATGCGATTTCTTGGCGTGAGAGTGGACGTTCAAAAAGCTCATACACTGAAGCAACAGCTAGCGAAACAAGAAGAAACATTACTCCAAAAAGTAGAAAAAGAAACAGGAGTACAAACTCAAATATGGGCAGCGCGGTCGATAGCCAAAGTCTTTGATAAATTAAACCTGGAATACGAACGGACAGCAAAAACACAAGCGCCTTCATTTACTAAAAACTTTCTTTCTACTCATAATCATCCTTTAGTACAATGTATAGCAAAAGCAAGAGAGATTAACAAGGCACATACAACATTTATAGATACAATTATTAAACACGAACATAATGGTAGGATTCATGCAGATATAAATCAGATTAGATCAGATACTGGTGGGACAGTAACTGGTAGATTTTCATATTCGAATCCAAACCTACAACAAATTCCTGCACGCAACAAAGATTTAGGACCGATGATTAGATCCCTCTTTATTCCTGAGTCTGGTTGCGAGTGGGGATGCTTTGACTACAGTCAACAAGAACCAAGACTAGTAGTACACTATGCATCCCTTGATCAAGATACAAGTGTCTTTAGTGTCAAAGATTCTTACCTACAAGATGACGCTGACTTTCATACAATCGTTGCTAAGATGGCAGACATACCAAGAAGTCAAGCTAAAGTAATTAATCTTGGTTTGTTTTATGGTATGGGTAAAGCTAAACTACAAGCAGAACTTGGTGTATCAAAAGAAAAAGCAGAAGAACTATTTTCTATCTATCATGAAAGAGTTCCGTTTGTTAAAAGTTTAACAAGGTCTGTATCTAACAGAGCACAACAACGTGGACAGATAAGAACTTTACTTGGCAGACTTTGTAGGTTTCATTTATGGGAACCAAATAGTTTTGGTATGCATAAAGCATTACCTTTTGATCAAGCTGTCCAGGAACATGGGCCAGGTATCAAGCGTGCTTATACATACAAAGCTTTAAATAAATTAATTCAAGGATCTGCTGCAGATATGACTAAAAAATCAATGTTAGAACTGTATAAAGAAGGCATTGTTGCACACATACAAGTGCATGACGAGTTGGATATTTCTGTAGAAGATGATAAAAAAGCTAAACGTATAAAAGAAATTATGGAATCTGCAGTTGAACTTGAGATACCTAACAAGGTAGATTATGAAAAAGGGTCTAATTGGGGTGATATAAAATGAGGAATATTTATGGCTTATTTAAATGCAAACATACCACCAGAGTATGCACAAATAAAAAAGGAGTACTTATATGATCTTAAAAAACATCATGGAGAAGTTGAAGACTGCATTGTGTTTGGTCTTAGCGCTATTTCAGGTCGTGCTATTCTATTCCATGCGATTATGGAGAATGGCGCTGTCTTTTATCGTCTCCCGATATCTGCCTTCATTCAGAGAGGATTTAGACCGGAAGATGTTCCAAAACGTAGACTTGATGAACTTCAGCTTTGGAATTGTTTTAGCTATTATCCTGCTGTTCATATTTGGGATTTATTAGCAGGTACTTCAGGTAAGTACATAGGCAAAGATAAAAAATGGCATCACGGTAAATATTTATTTACCGTTGACTTTGCACATCCAGAGAGTAATATACTAGACGTCGAACATTCTGAGATACCGCACGAACATAAGTGCGCACACATAATTGCATTAAATGATGGTAATTATGCAGCACAACCTAACAATAGATGTATATGGGATTTACCTTCTTTCACTGTGAAAGATAATATTCCTGACTGGAAAGTGCAAACTTCAGAATGGAACGTAGAAGATTCTGGACAATGGAAGACAGAAGACACCGACAAGTTCTTTTACGAAATTGAGGAGAAGAAAAATGATTAAAAGAGTAATAAACAGAGCAGCAAATCTTTGGAGAAGATGGGTTGTAACACCAATTAAAAAGATTTGGAGTTGGTTAACAAGCTGGATTAAATAATATGACAGTGTGTAATAAATGTTTTCACCCATGTCATTGTGGTGAGGACAAAGACTTACATGCAGATGAATATGGCATTTGCACCTGTGAAGGATGTGAATGCAAAGACAGTAATGTAGATAAAACATATGAAAACGAGGTTGAAAAAAGTAATGGAGGTTAATAGGATGAACTATTATTTTACAGGCATACTGATTGTTTTATTTTGTTTATTAGCATTTGCAAAACCAGCGTATCCAGGTTCAACTCAGACTAACACATCAGGATCTAATACTGCTATTGAGGGTGGGTATACATCTACTGCTACTACAACATACCAAACAGGGTCTAGTTCTAATACAACTACAAACTCTACAAGTAATTCTAATGTTAAGTCAGCACCGCCAAGTGCAGGTGCACCATCATACAACAGTATGACACAAGATGTTTGTGCTGTGGGTGTATCATTAGGTGTGCAAACATTTGGTTTGGGTGTTAGTGGTGGTAAGCATGTTATTGATAAGAACTGTGAAAGATTAAAATTAGCAAGAATATTAAATGACTTCGGTATGAAAGTTGCAGCTGTAGCTATACTTTGTCAAGACGAAAGAGTGTTTGAGTCTATGATACAAGCAGGCACACCTTGTCCTATAGATGGTAAAATTGGTAAAGATGCAAAAGCATTATGGTCTAAGTACGATCATGAAAGACCGGATTATGAAACATATGTCAAACGTATGAAAGATAGAGCAAAAGCTGATTTAGAAGCACAGAAACAAATGACAAAAGAATTAGAAGCTATGGACAAAGCTAAAGCAAAAGAAGAAGCTAAAAATAAAAAACAAATAGAGTGGAAAGACCCTAGATGATAGATAGATTTGTATATAAATTTTTTGGAGCGTTGGATAAAATATGTGGAGTTATAGATAAATTATTTACACCCAAAAGACAGAAAAGAAAATGAATAAAAAACCAATGAACATATCTGAAGAGGCAGCTGTACAGATGCCGATGAAGACGGTAGCATCCCTAATAATTTTAGTTGCAATGGGCGTGTTCGCATACACAGAGCTAACGGCTAGGTTAGTTTCGTTAGAGACTTCACGTGAGTTGTTTGAAAATGATTTACTTAAAAAATCTGAACAGGTCCCTGTGGACCAGGAGCAACATTTTTTATTGGAAGATTTATATAAGTCCGTAGAGAAGATGGAAGAGACTCAAGAGATGAATATGACAAACAAAGTCAACATAGAATTTTTAAGAGATCAATTAGAAAAAGCATTAAGTGATATAGAAGATTTAAAAGATAAGGTAAGAGCAAACGGAAAGGCAGCGCACTGATGCCAGAGTTAATTATAGCCTTACTTATGATTGTCAACGGAGAAATTAAGGAACATAGAATACAAGAATCTATGTCAGATTGTTTAAAAGGTAAACGTATTGCAACTCGAACAAATAAAAATAACAACATTCAGTATCAGTGCATCAAGTCGATGGCCGAGCTCGAGTCGAACATCGATGGGTCAAAGTCAATTAAAAAACTTATATTAGAATGAAATGGTTAATACCTTTTTTATTTCTATTTACTGCAGCACAAGCTGATAGTATCACAACTGGTAACTTACTTCCAAACGCAGGTGACGGCGTAGATTGGAACTCTAACGCTACTGATCAAATTAATTCAGGTAATTCATCTGGCACTGTATCTAATGGTGCAACAATAAACGGATTTGATGTAACATGCCCCGCATCTCAAGCTAACTGTGGATACAAATATAGTGTTGGTGGTGATTTTGAAGTTACTGGCACAGCTACATTATCAGTGGATGACATTGCATTAACAAATAACACTAGAACACAAGAGATGTTAGACAACGGTATAACTTTAAATAGTTATATCGATGTTGCAAACTGTGATAGTCAACCTGGTAACTGTGAAGGTAAAACAGGTAATGCAGACTCACACACAGTCACAATACAATTAAAAGATTCATCAGGTGATGTTTTATCTACAACTACACAAACAAGAACAGAGATAGTAGGGTTTCAAGGAAACTGTAACGGATACCCAGGATCAAACTCTGGAGGCCAAGCTGCAGACTGTGGACAGTACAATGATCAAGTTATTTATAATAACCACGGATCAAACAAAGTAGACTGGTCATGGAGTGGTACAGATAACAACACGGGCACAGGGCAACGAGGTGGTCCTAACTTACTAGGTGCCGCTCTTACTATGACTTACGATGATACAGTTTTAAATCAAGATGCATCAGACTCATTAGATCAAGTACAAGATGATTTAGGAAATCTAGATAATCAAGTGTTTGATGATGTACAAGAGTTTTTCTTTGAAGAACAGTTTACTTTTGATGAAGAACCACAGTTTGAAATGGAAATGCCTATGGACATGCCAATGGAAACATTTCAATTTGCAGAAGAGTTTGTAGAAGAATTTTTTATGGAGATGGACCAAGAGTTTGCGATGGAACCTGAAGGTATGGAACTTACAAATGGCCCTATGATTTTATTCGCTGATGATGCAATGATGGAGGAGGTGTACGAAGAATCAAATGAAATAGTTGCAACATTTTTACCTATGATGCCAGAGGAAGAAGAATCATTTTCACAAGAAAAACCAGTTATGATGACAGATACATTTCAAGAAGAAGAAATGATAGAAGAAGAGCCGCCAATGATGACAGAGTCTTTTCCACAAGAAGAAATGATACAAGAAAAACCAGCCATGGTGACAGAATCTTTTCCACAAGAAGAAGAGATGATTGAAGAAGAGATGATTGAAGAAGAAATGTTGGAAGAACCTACAGAGATGGCTGACGAAGAAATGATAGAAGAAGAACCTACAGAGATGGCTGAAGAAGAATCTGTTGAAGAGAAACCTACAAAAATGGTACAAGCAAAAGATGAAAAGAAAAAAGAAGTTAAAGAAAAGAAACTTGTTAGCAAAACTGCTAAGAAGTCCGTTGTTCAAACCAAAAAAATTAAAGAACAAAAAGCTATACAACAGAAAAAAGCTATCGTCAAAAATCTTGCAAAAGTAATGGAAAAAGTAGACAAGGATATAAAAAATATATCTAAAAATCTACAAATAAAAAATATAATTAAAATGGAAGCTATGACCAGCCAACAAGAATCACTTGACCAGTATCAAGCGACTTCATTTTATAAGCCAAAAGATATATATTTAGATCAATTAAACATGGTAGATAATAGATTAATTTACGCAGATAAGAGTCTTGCAACTTATATTCAAAATGATAAGATGGAGATCAAAGCACGTAAGCTTCAAGAGATTAACACAAGAAAACAACAAATCTTAATGGAGTTGGAGGTACTTAAAAATGGATAAAATTAAAGGTCAACTAGCAGGAGTCGCAGCATTACTTGGTGTCATCGCAGCAATAGGTGGTGGGTTTGTTAAGTATGGTGAGATTGTAACAAAGTTAGACGCATTAGAATCACAAGAACACTCAACAGTAGATACATCAGGTATTGAAAGTGCAATAGCTGTACTAGAAGAAAAAGTTAACAAACTAGAAAATGTTGACACATCACATACACATGAACAAGTAGAACATTCACACACTGTTTCTTTAATCAACAAAAAAGAAATAGATTTATTAAAAGTACAAATAGAAGAGATAAAGGTTAGCACAAAAAATCCACTATCAAACTAAAATGAATCTTTCACGTAACTTCACTCTTCAAGAGTTAATTAAATCAGATACTGCTGTTCGTTTGGATATCAATAACAATCCTAACTCAGGTCAGATAGAGAAATTAAAAGCACTTTGTGAAAATATTTTACAGCCGGTACGTGATCACTTTGGTAGAGTCAAGGTGACTAGCGGGTTCCGTAGCGAGCAGCTGTGCCTAAAAATAGGTAGCTCGATCAACAGCCAACATGCAAAAGCTGAGGCCGCAGACTTTGAATGTATGGGAACTGACAATGCAGAATTAGCTGATTGGATTTACATGAACCTAGAATTTGATCAATTGATACTCGAGTTCTACACGCCCGGCGAACCTAATTCAGGATGGATACACTGCAGTTTCACAACTGACCAACCTAGAAAACAATTCTTACACGCATTTAAATCAGAAGGTAAAACTAAATACAAACCAGTAATAGGAAAGGCGGTCGATCTTGTCTAAAAAAAGCACGATCTTTGCAGAGATAATTAAGAAAGCTAAAATGGTAGATGGAGTTTGTCCACATTGTGAGGACCACACATTACTAATATCAATAGTACAAGATTATTATAGATGTCTAAACTGTGGTGGAGACATTGAACAAAAAGTAAATGGTAAGATAAGTTATCTGCCGATAGATTTATCAGTAGAAGAAATTAAAGATACTCGTGGCTAAAAAAAGTTTTAAATTCTTCACACCTCGTGACAAACCTAAAAAAAGAGGGCCTAGAAAACATAAAAAATCGTTAAATAAGCAAGAAAAACGCCAAAAACGTACGAAAAGATACAAGGGCCAGGGGAAGGGTTGACAATCATATAATATCCTATATACATTAGATATGAAAGGAATATTATGACAGATCAAACAAGATGGGGCATCGATATGGTGCAACTAAAAAATAAACAGAAAGTATACGCAGAGCAGAAAGAAATGAGAGAAGAAGTACAAGACTTTATATCTAACTGTAGTGTATTTAAATTACAAAAAATGTACGAAGAAATGAAGAGGTTAAAAAAATGAAAACAGTTACAGTAAACGTTGATGGTATATCACAAGGTCAGTGGTCCACATTTATATTAGAATTAAATCTAATGAAGAAAGCATGGAAACCTTATGGTGTTAATGTTGAATTGAAAACACATTCAATAAAAAAAATAATAGAGAAAGGTACAAGTAATGGAGAAACTCTCAGAGAAGCTAGACGAGATAGCAAGAAAATACCACGATACCAAAGAACAATACTATAAAGATCTTTGGTTTAAGAAAGTAAAAGAATATGGAACTAGATATAATAATCTTCAAGGATCAAATGTATCATGTGTACACGATAGCAAAAGACGTGACTGATTGTTTTGACTATTGTAATATACTTCGAGAAAAGTACACAACTTATCTTGAACAAATGAATAGATACATTATCACCAGTGGTAAACTAGCAGGTGCCCAATTTTTTGGGTGTATGTGTAGATAGAACTATATTGAAGCATTTTTTTTGCAGCTAAAAGCTGTAAACATTCTGTATTCGTCCACAGTTTGATCACCCATAGATCTTAACAAAGTGTCTGAGTAATCATACCCAAAATAAGCACATTGATGATAGCTATCAAATTCTTGAACAGGAGTTGGCACAGGTTTACATTCGTTTCCTGGAATCTGACTGCAAACTAGCATTAATAAAATAAATTTTGTCATTGACTTTTTATATTAATCTCCTATATAGTCATTATAAATAAATGAAAGGAATCAACATGACTGATATAACTAAATATCGCAATGTTTCTCTAACACATGAAACATACAAGACTTTGATTGCGTTGTCGAAGGTATTATTGCCCGATGCACAACTGTCAATTAGCAAGACTATAGAATCTATTGCAAACGAAAAAGCAAAGAAACTTAACGGAAAGATGAAGGAGAAATAATGTTTACACTTACAGAAGAACAAAGAAAACAACTTTTACAGTATATGTGGGCAAGACCTTATGGTGAAGTAGCGCAACATATTGCAATGCTTGCATCACTAAAACCAACAGAAAGTAAATCAAATAAAACAACAAGTAAGTATACAGATGACGAATCAAAAAAAGATTTGTCCTAACTGTCAGGGAAACGGATTTGTCAAAGTGCACAAATCCGAAAACCCTGCTAACGATACAGTAATGCAATGTGCAATTTGCAATTCGAAAGGAGAAATACATGATAAGGAGTTTGATGAGTATTTTGATACTCACCCTTTGCTTAAGCCACTGCGCTTTAAACACAACTGACATGATTAACATAGGTGCTGGTATCTATGGGGGTTTTGAACGTGATTAAATGGTTGAAAAATTTAGAAAAAGGTGTTGAGGTAGAATTAAGAGAAGAGAATCAAGCGACAAGAGACCAGCATGAACACGGGCACAGTGATGGTAAAAAAGTAATACATAAAGAAAGATCACGTGTCCCAAGGTTTAAAACAAAGCTAGAAGAACTTATTTGGATAGCTGAACAGAAAGGAAAAAAATGATAGGTGAAGTTGACATAGCATATATTGCCGGTCTCTTTGATGGAGAAGGCAGTATCAATATCAAACGTGGTATTGAGAAAAAGAAAAAACACAAAGGCAAAGGATATAGAACAAGTAACTCTATGCGTATTTCTATGGAGATAACCATGACTGATAAATCTGTTTTGATTTGGGTCCATGAAGTGTTGGGTGTAGGAACGTTAAGACCTAAGACTGTCAAAGGTTTACGGAAAGATGGTACACCTTATCTGCCACAATACAAATGGCGTTGTACATTTAGAGACGCGTATCATGTGTGTTGTTTGCTTTGGCCTTTTGCTCATACAAAGTTACCTAAGATACAAGAAGTGATAGAACATTACTCTACACAAAGCAGAGAGAATGTGGTAAACCTGGAAGAGTATAGAAATGTCAAAAATTTACACCAAAATACTTGAAGTAATATATAGTTATTCAACTGTTTTGACGTCTTGGTCATGGCAGAAACTATATGGGAATAGAAAGGATGGCTATGGCTACAAAAAAGGAAAAGTGGGACGGTAAGTCTAGACCGTCTACTGAACTATACCGAAAAAGATTTAACGAAATTTTTAAGAAAGAGAAAACCTTACACGAAGAGTTGATGGAAGGTTTTGAATATGAAAAGAAATTATATGAAGATGAAATGGAATAAATTATACCAGTACCCGGCGTCGATGCGAACATCGATAGAGGGTAAACGTCATTACGAGATAACGGGTAAGAAGTTGCCGAGTGTAACTACTATTTTATCTGCTACACAGAGCGCTGAGAAGATGGCGTCGATTTTAAAGTGGCAGAAACGTGTTGGTGAGGTAGAAGCAGAACGTGTCAAGAATCAGGCTGCAAGCAGGGGCACTAACATGCACTTACATTTAGAGCGGTATATTCTAGGAGAAGGCCACAAGGACCTAACAGACGAGGG